TATTATCAGTTCTATATGTTAACCAACCACTGCTATAATCAAAATTTTCTTTTATAAATTGCATAATTCTCTCTCTTTCTTTATTTTATAATTATATTATATCAAGAAATCTAATTAAAGTACACATCTATTTTGTTAACAGATTGTAACAAATCTATCTATCACGCAGGTCCAGTTCTACCGCCTCTCTCCAGTATAAGATAATTATATCCTATTTTCTAATTAATGTACACAGTTATTTTTAAGAATTTTCAACTATTTTTGAGAAATCATTCGTCTTTTCGAAACGAATGTTATTTTGAAACTTATCGAGTAGCACATCACCTTTATGAGAAATAACAAAGATGTTATTGTTTTCTCCAAGTTTATCCATAACCGATAAGAAGTAATCTGTACCTGCTACGTCTAGACTTGAATCAAAGATCTCATCAAGTAATAATAAGTTTGTGTTGACGGAGTTCTTCATCTTAGCGATTTGTCTCCATGTGAATAGAATAGCAAGATCGATTCTCATCTTCTCGCCTTCAGAGAATGATTCATACGTAAATTCATCTCTAAATCTTGATCGAATAATCTCATTAAAGTTTTCATCGAGCTCGAACTTAACAAAGAAGTCCATAGCTGATAAGTACATATTAATAAGTTTATTCATTGCTGGTAGGTATTCTTTAATGATTTGAGTTTTAATACCTGTATCACGTAATAAGATGGCCGCAATATCTTGTACGTTTCTTTTCTTTGTGATATCCATCTTTGTTGCATTTAGCTTTAGTGCTTCTTCGGCATAAGCTTTTAATGTATTCTTTTCAGAATTAATATCACCTTGGTTCTCATTAAGATCTAATATTTCTTGTTCAAGTTCTTTATTGAGTTTAGATAACATTGTGATTGCATTATTTTCTGTTGATAATGTAATATTCAAATCAGTAATCTGATCATTAATCTCAGTTATGATTTGTAATTGACCGCTGAGTTTATTTAATGCTTCACTTAATAGTTTAGTTTTAGAAGCATGGTCTTCTTTTGATTTATTTAATTTTTGTATAATTGAATCTTTATGTGAATGATCAATACCCTGTTCACATGATGGACATATTTCGTTGTTACTAAAGAATTCTATACTCTCATCTATTGTAGAATCTTTCTGTGTAAACTTAGAAATGTTTGACTTACACATATCAATATCTTTAATTATGGCTTCTTTATTTTGAATATCTTTTTGTAGATCAGAGATTTGATTAATTAATGTAAGTGCTGTATCTGACTTTTCAGTAATAGTTTTATTATTTGCTGTAATTTTATCTTGGATTGTTTTAATACTTTGTTGTTTAGTATCAGTTAACGAATCAATAATTTTTTGTTGTGCTTTGGCTTTTTCGGTAATCATCCTGAGTTTAGTTTCTAACTCAGTCATTTGATTTTTAGTTTCTACAATCTTTTCTTTAAGAATATTATTCATTGTAGAAAACACACGAATATCTAAGATATCTTCAATAACTTCACGTCGTTGTCCAGCTGGGAGCTGCATGAAAGGAACAAAAGAAGCAGATCCCAGAATGACAACTTGAGTAAAAGTTTTATAGTTTAGTTTGAGGATTTGCTGTTCTAAAACGTTTTGATAATCTCTAACTGCGGCATCTTGATCAATAAGATCACCATTAAGGAAGATGTCAAATATGTTTGGCTTTACGCCTCTTACAATTTTATAATGAGAATTTGATACTGAAAATTCAACTTCAACAACACAGTTCTTACCGTTGATTGAATTAACGAGTTGATTCTTTTTAATATTACGAAATGGTTTACCAAATAGTGCAAAGCATAATGCATCTAGAATAGTTGATTTACCTTCACCATTCTTACCAACAATTAATGTTGTTGCATGACTATTTAGGTTAACTTTGTTTGGTACATTGCCAGTAGATAGAAAGTTCTTCCACTGAACAGATTTAAATACAATCATTAAAGGCCTTTGATAATTGTTCACTCACTTCTTTTGGTACCATCATGGAACTAATTCCATTACCTTGACCATTGTAAACAATTAGTCTTACAAATGCGCCCATAGGTTCAACAGTTGCAAGAAAGTCCTTATGTTTAATTTCATGTAACATAATATTCCTTTCAAAAATATATTATATCAAATAATTCAATTAATGTACAATTATACAACTTCTTGATTTATTGCTTCAAGATAAAGTTCTTTTAAAACAGATTTGATTTCTTCTTTATTTTCATCGGTCTCTACCGAATCCACATAGTTAGATAAGATAGACATTGTATCTTCAATATTGATGTCTGTAGAAATTTCTCCGTCAGTAAATTCAGAGAAGTCTTCAATGATTTTAATTTCATATGCATCCTTTGTATATAACTCATTAATAAATTGATCAAACTTATAAAGGTCGGTCTTATTAATAACTGCGACTTTAACATACTTGTCTTTAATATCAATTTGACTTAGGTCCATAGGAGTACGATTCTTATCATCATAAGTAATCTTTTCGTGTATGGTATATGGGTTTTTAATAAATTCTAATTCACGAGTCTCAGTATCAAAGACACTAAATCCTCGGGGATCATTATAGTCTTGCCAAGTCATTTCATACGGGGTGCCGACATATTCTATATTTTCTTGTTTTGACCGCGTATGATAATGGCCTGACAAAACTCTTTCATATTTAGCAAACATTTCATGTGATAGTCCATGATTACCAACCATGCCTTTATACATAGGGAATCCTGCTATCTCAAAATGCCCAAAACATAAATCAGATTTTGATTGATCAATATACTCAAAAACTTCTTGTTGGTTTTCTTTACAGATCCATGGTATCATATCAATTGTTGTTCCATCAGGAAATGCTATAGCCCGAGGAGAATCAATTAAATTCATATATGGTTTATACTCTCCTAGAACCAAGCCTGTAGAATTCACTTCTAATGACTCTTTCCAGAAAATATCATGGTTACCTAAAAGCGTGAATAATTTTAGCTCCAGATCAGCAATCCGTTCAAAAAAGTAGTCTTTTGCTAACGCCAGAGTGTTAAAATTGATGTATTTTCTACGGTCAAACAAATCGCCTAATTGGAATATGTTCTTAATGTTATTCTTTTCTAAATAAGGAAAGAATTCATTCTCATAGAATTTACGATAGTAGTCATGAAACTTAATCGAGTCTCCCCGTACTCCGAAGTGGGTATCCCCCAGGATCGCTATTTTCAATTATTATACATCCTTTCTCTTCCATACAAGGCCAATCAGTATATTCTGTTGTACCACACGTTTGTCCTGTAATTCTTTTTGGTTCATCATAAAATTTAAACTTCTCATCTTCTTCTGCATGACTAAGATTCAGGGTCATCAGTAAAATTATCAAGTGAAACATGTGTTTCCTTTTTCTGTCTTTTCTTTTTCTTTTTCTCTTCGTAGTCGTGTTCAAATGTACCATTATCTTGCATAAATTCTTTAAAGATATTAGAATAGTCTTCATTTGAATCGTGGTCTTGAGTATCAAAAGAATTGATTGTATTATCCCTAACTAGTTTACCTCTTATGTATGCTTGTTTCTTTTCTTTATCAATTCGACGAAGGAAAGCAAAGTAAATGATTTGAGTAAAATATGCAAACGGGTTCTTTGATTTTTCAGGATTGAAGTTATCAAAGTATTGAATACAGTTCTCTATGCCATCAAGGATCATATCATCTTTATAACTATAATTAATAAAGTTAGGACGATTAGAAAGCTTTCGAGCTATCTTAAGTATGCATTCACCAAGATAATCTGGAATGACTGGTTTTTCATCACCACAGTCTTCTGCTTCTTTACATTGGTTTTTGTATTCAATAATAGCAGCTAAAAATTCTGCATTATTTACGTAGTGGGGTTTTTTGGTTTTTTCTATCATAATGTATATTATATATTGATTTCGATTAAATTGGAAATTATTTTCTCAAATAAAAATAATTGTACAATAAATGCAAATAGTGTTATTATAACTGTAAGGGGTTTTTCATCTAGTGTAATAACTTTTTATCTGTTACAGTAAGATTATCTAAGTAATCTAATTCATCTTCCATTGTTACTTTTGTTTCTAAATCACTTCCGTGTATTTCATTAATCTTATCTACTAATTGTTGTATTTCGTTAGCTGAGGCAGCTGGGGCTTTTTCTGCCAGAGCGCCAAGATGTTGATCAACTGCATCTTCATAGTACGTAACGTAATTAGGTTCTAATTCTTTAATGAATATTGTTTGTGCTTTATAGAAAGTAAACTCATCATCTGCCGCAAAATGAGAATAGGGTCCTAAGGTTACAGCTTCAGATTGTCCTGCAAGAGAGGGTTTAAGATATGTTTTAACTAACATAGGAAGCATAACAGTAATATCATATTCTGTTTCATCTATGACGGCCGCAACAATTTCTTCACCAGAAATTAGTTTAAGAGTAACATACATACCTTTGATCATAATTCTATCTCATGTATTTTATAATCAAATTGTTCTTCTGAATAGATTTTAACGCGTTCAATAAAGTGATTCATAGTATGGTTTTTTCTCGATTTATATTGTAGGTCATCAGCAATATCATATAATGTTAATTTGTTCTTACCTTCTTTTAATCTTAAACCACGACCAATTGATTGTAAGTTTCTTATTTTAGATTTAGTAGGAGAAGCAAAAATAATGTTTTCAATACTAGGTATATTTATACCCGTTGAAAAAGTAGCATAAGAGGCAACAATGATTGTATTATTGCCTTCCTCAGTCTTATGCCGAATATCTTCACGATCTAAAGTTTTTACTCCGCCATGCACAATATGAACTTCATGTGTATCTGTTTTTTCTTTAATCATATCATAAAGAACTTTACCGTGTTTTTCTACATATTGAAATAACACTAATGTATTCCCTTTACAATTGAGTGCAAGGTTTCTTATAAATTTATTTCTTGGATAATGAGTCACTAGAAAATCCATTTCTTTCTGATAGTCTAGATCTTTTGCAACTTTTCGTATCTCACCATTATATTTTAAGAATAAACAATTAATATCAATATTGACAACTTTTCCTGTATCCATAAGTTCTTTTGTTGTAATCACTTTATGAACTGGACCAAATAAACCTTCAAGTGTTAATTGATTTATTTTCTTTCCATCAATAGTACCGGTCGTACCAATACGATACTTAACATGTTGCATCTTCTCCATAATAGAGACAAGAGAAGCAGCTTTAAATTGATGTGCTTCATCTCCAACAATAATATCAAAGTTTTCAAACCATGCTTTTGGTTGTTTATAAATCGATTGCCATGTTGTAATAAGCACGTTTGATATAAAGTTTCTTGAGAATCCACTGTATAGTCTTTGACAGTTTGCTGATACATCAAATCCATTATTGCTTGAATAATCTTTAAAATCAGAATGCATTTGTTCTACAAGTGAAGTTGTCGGCACTACAATCATAACTTTACGATCTTCTTCTAAATGCCATCTTAATAGGCAATAGATCATAAAAGATTTACCTGAAGCAGTTGGAGATAATAGTATTGTTCGATTTAAATTAAGTGCAGTTGTTACAGCTTCTATCTGATAATCTCTTGCTGGAATAGGTTCACCTCTAGCGTACATACCCAACGAGGCAATCCACTTATCAATATCATCTATAGTGTGAGAGTTAGATTCTATTGGTTGTGGAAAATCATCATTAGGTATATACTCAACTTGATAGTTTGCTCTTCTTGCAAACTCTAAAACATATTTGTATAGACCAACATATAAAGTTTTACGTATTAAAGAATATAATCTTACTTTACCATCCCATAATCTTGCTTTAAACTTTGGAGTAAAGCGAGCTCCAGGCACTTCGTAAGTAAAAAATCTTTCTAATTCTTGTTCACAGTTAGGATCAGAAAATATTCTTAAATGAACTTCAGATATTTTTTCTATTTTAAGAAGCATTACATTCCAGATAAGAAGGCTTTCCATTGAATGCCATTCTTTATTTGCCAATCTCGCGCTTTAATTTGATTGAGTATAGATTCTAATGTATATATCATGACATTAAGATATTCTACTCTTTGGTTAACTTCAATAAGGTCTTTATCTCCTTGTAAGAACTCATCCATTTCATTCTTTAATGGTTTGTTAAATTGCCATGGTTCCCAACCTAAAGCAGATAATTCTTCTCTAGATAATTCACCACGATAATATTTAAATTTATTCTTACGCAGTAGATTGTAGTCTGCTAGAATCTTAGTTAATTTTAATCTAACATTAATCATTAACTTAAGATATTTGGCGTGTAGGTTAGGTGTATAAGTTGAAGCTTCACCTAAATGATTATCATCGATCTGACAATCACGTTCCCACTCTTCTTGGATTTCTTGTAAATTCATAATATTCTCACACTATTTAAAATTATATTATATCACACGTACTAATTAAAGTACACTAATTTATTCAGCAAATTCGTAATAGGTATATCTAAAGATAGCATTACCTTGTAAGTAATTGACATCTGATAAGTTTGAACCAAATTGTAATGAAGCTAATGATATCGGAAACATATCAATAAATCTTAATGTTTTTACAACTTGATTATTGCTTGATAGAATAGATAATGAAGCATCTGAATAGTTCTTAGATAATTCCATTTTATTTGACTGCTCATCTTCTGCAATAAAATTAGTATATTCATTATGATTAGTAGGGAAACCTAATCCTTTTAACCAATCATAAAGCGCTTTATAATTATCCATATTTTCGTCAATAAGGAAATTAACAATTAAATCACCATATTGAAGTATAGTATCAGGAATTTGCATTATTGATAGTGGTGTAGCAACAGGAACAGAGTTAATTGTTACATCTGGTAATGTTGCTTCTTGACAAAAGTAACTTACATTCGGTAATTTTTGAATATCTAATCTAAATCCAACAGGACTTAGTGGGTTAATATTCTCTGGAACTGGGCATTGTGCCATTTTTAAATCCTTAATTATATAATCTATTATTATTTATATAAAAAGAAAGGGACTCCGAAGAGTCCCTATCTGTAAAACTATCCTAAGAGGATATTAAAATTACATAATGTTTGTAACTTTAACACGTCTGTAGTAGTAGTTTTCGTTAGCAACTAAGTCACCAGAACCATCAAGATTTACGAATGGGTTAGATACTAAACCATAACGTGTCTTGAAGCCAATTTTTGGTTGGAATGTACCTGGATCAACTGCACGTACTAATTGTAATGGTACGTATGGGCAGTAGAATAAACCAGCATCAAATGCTGAAGTACCTTTGTAGCCAACAGTAAAGAATTGTGAAGCACCTTGGTTTGCTGAATATGGGTCAACATAAACTTTATATTTACCATTTAATACACCAGCAAAAGTTGTAGATGATTCATCAACATTTAATGATGTTGATAATGCAGGAGCGTAGTCTAATACACCAGCCATTGCTAAAGCAGAAGCTACATCGCTTGAGCAAAGGATGAAGTTACCACGGCCTCTACGTGTTTGTTGAGCAATCGCATTAGCTTCACGTTCGATTTGGAACAATAAGCCTTTGAATTTTTCAACAGACCAACGACCATTAGAGTCAACGTCTAAGTCGAATGTACCAGGTGTTGCTGTACCAACTGCAGCACCTTGTTTAGCTGTTTTATAAACTGTTCTAACAACTTCACGGTTGATTTCAGCAAGGATTTCTTGTGAAAGAATGTTAGATAACTCACCTTCAGCGTCAAGACCATGAACTGATTTAAGATCTTGTGCTAATTCGATTGAGTATTCAGCTTTAAGAGCACGGGTTTTAGCAGTTACAGATGTTCTTTCGATTGAGAAAGCCATTTCACCGAAGTCAGGACCTGAACCATCACCTAAAGCTTCAGCAGCTGCTGTTGTCATACCAGTACCTGTTGTGTATGTACCATCAACTGGGTTAGAACCAGCAGCAGTACCAGTACCAGCAAAGTCTGTATCAGCTTCATTGAATAAAGCTTCAGCACCAGCTTGGTTTGTGTAACGTGATTTCATTGCAAAGATAAGACCTGTAGGTTGTGTCATTGGTTGAACACCAGCGATATCATATGCAATCATTTGTGGCATAGCACGACGTACTAAAGAGATAAGTACTGGATCTAAACCAGCAACGTTATCAGTTGTAGCACCAGCGTGACCTTGAGCTAAACCTGTACCACCTGAGTTAGTTGGAACAGCTTCGTTTAGGATGCCGGCTTGTTTATGCATTTCAACTTCTTGGTTTTCAAGAAGAATAGCAGTAACCTCTCTACGGTGTTGGTCTTTAATTGGATCTAAACCTTCCGCTTCAAGGATTGGCTGCCATTTTTTTAATAAATCTTGACGATTAGCCATTTTAATTTTCCTTATTAATATTTTTGATTTTGTTTAATAGCACTTAAGTAACGAGCCATTTGAGGATCAACTGTTTTTGTGTTTTCAGTTAATTCTTCAACTGGAGAATCTGTTACAATGCTTTCAACTGTTGTTGATGATTTACCGTTGAAATAATTTTCACGGATAGTCTGTACTTTCTTCTCGAAAGTTTCTGAATCTTCAAAAGCTAACTCTTCAGCTAAACCAAAGAATTTCTCTTTTTCAGTTTCAGTCATATTTGCAGCAGCTGTTTTAACGATTTCGTCACGTTTGCTTTCATTGATTACTTTATGTAATTCAACGTTAGCTGCAACTTGCTCGTCTAATTTAGCTTTTAATTCTGCTGTTTCAGTCTCTAAGGCGCCAAGAACATCGAATTTTTCTTCTGGAATATCGATATAGTGTTCTTCAAATAAACCTTTAAGACCGCCTACAAAGCCTTCAAGAATTTCAGACTTCATACCATGTTCAAGGGCTATTTCATTCTGTGCAATCCACTGCTCAACTACGTAGTTGAGGTATCCATCAACTTTTTCAACTAATCCCTCTTTACTCTCAGCTACAGCTTCTTCAAGCTTAGCATCAAATTCTTCTTGTAACTTAGCAACTTCTTGCTTAACTCTTGAAACAATCGCTGCTTCAAAAATTGTTGTTGCTTTAGCTTTAAATTCTTC